CGCCATATCTGTAAAATAAAATGTTTCTCCAAAATCCCAGTTTTCAACTGAGAAATAATCGTTAATTGATGCAATTACTCTACTTCTAACTTCTGCATTACTTACTTTAGTCCCGTCGCTTCTTGTTACTCTAATTGTTACTTGATCTCTAATGTTTGCATTTTCTCCAAATATAATTTTATATTTTATTGGATGATATATTATAGTATCACTTACACTTTTATAAGGAGTAATGCTAGACATAAAGTCACTAAGTTCAGTTGACGTCATTGTAGTTGGAACCTCGTCAAATTCTGTTCCGGTTGCTAACCAATTTCTAAAATTAGAATCATATTCGTCTGTTAATACAAACATATCAATAATATTAGTAGTTGTTGCATCTACTCTGTTTTCCCTTAAAGGAACATGATTATGTTGTATTGTTAGGCTTTGCCTTCCAGTAACTGTTTTTGAAGGAGTTGTAATATCGTTTATAGCTCTTGGTGCTAAAGTGAACTGACCTTCTGCATCATCAAATTCTTTCTCTACTAGCTCAATAGTTTGCGATACTCCTTGTACTGTAAATATTAAACTAAACAAGTTAGGATTTTTAGGAATTAAATCATCACTGATTCCCGGAAGTTGTACAATAACTCTCTTAGGATCATACCTACCATCATCAAGTGTAAAGTAATCCGATACTTCTAGTTCTGCTCTCCTTGTAACACCTGGATTGTTTGCGGCACTACTTGAAAGTACTTGTACTGTATCTTGGATAACTCTTCTAGTTACAGAATCCAATGCTTGTCCAAATTTTTGATTGTGAAAAACTATTTGTGATTCACTACCTAGTACTACAATATCTCTTCTTGTAGTTGCTGTCCAAGTATTACTATCATTGCTATGAGTAAAACGTAGTAACCAACTTGTACCAACAGTAGATGAATCAAAATTTCCTTCAGTGACTATTTCATCTGCGTTAATAATCTTCCAATCATCTAATACATGATCGTAACGTAAACCAAAGTTTCGTTGTGCTTGTAATTCATCTAAGATGTTTCTTTTTTCGCCATCTGTAAATACAACACGAAGATTAGGCATCCAGGACACTACGTCTTGGTTTGCAGAAATTCCTTCAATAAACACAGCTCCTTCACCGTTTGCTCTTTTTCCTGTGTTAACACCGTCTGATGATGTTAATCCAAATCCATCTCTGAAAACATCTTGTATCTTGTACCAGCCTAAATCGGCTAGTCTAACTAAAGAATTTTTCTTTAATGTTCTTATATCTTGTTCTACTGAACTTCTTCCAATTCTTTTAGGATCAACATTGCCTGTAAAGTATCCATGTGTTGATCCAATTGTAGTATCTACTGTTTTCCAATAAACTGGGTTTGCAGGTGAGATAGGTGTAAATCTTCTGTAGTATAACTGATGTAAAGGACGATACTGTAGTGTATCTAATAACCATTTCATAATTTTGTTTGTTCCAACTGAGTCAGCTATTTTTGTGTCTACAGTTGATTCGTCAGTATATAAAAATGCATCATCTGCCAATGTAATAACTGGTCTATAAGATGCTGTTGGATCAGCTAAATCTGAGTACAGGCTTTGTCCTGTGTGTATTCTGTTTATAGATTTTATTCTAGATATACCAGACACTTTACCTTGAGGATAATTATTATAATCATCTGCTGTAATCATTCTATTTTGACTAGCGGCGGTTCTGCTTGCATTATTTTTAATGTCGGTAATAGACTCACTCTCAATGCCAGCCATGTTATTTTTAGGACTAATATTACAAACTATTTCTTGAGGCTGTCCTAAAGAATCTACATAAACTAAATTTAAATCTACATCAGTAGTTTCGCCTTTTTGTATAATAAAGTCTTCGTTAGCACTAACTCTAAACCAAATTCTAATATTACCAAATGGTACATTACCAAATGATCCATTGCCAAATTTAATTGATATCTGGTCGTTAGTTCTAGTAATTATTTCAAAGATATTTCTATCTTCTTTATCAATATCATTAAAAGATATGTTGTTACCAACAACACTTTCAACCTTTGTCCAATATGTTAATATTGTGCCTGTCTGGTCCACAGTTTGTACCCATACATCAGTATCATTGATATTATTTGCATTAATATCAATTACTCTGTTTTCTACAACATTATCAATAATAATATCCTGAAACTGAAGTGTTCCTTGCTTACAACTAAAGAACCAACCATTTGATTCACCAGCAAATCCTGTTCCGTCATTATTAAAAGTAAGACTCTTTGCATTTAACGGAGATGGTGGGCTTTCAATTAATGCTCCGTCTTCTAGTGTTACTGGAATAATATCAAACGTATATGATTGTCCTGCTCTACTATTCAATGAAACATTTTCTATCAAGCTAGAATCATCTGTTTCTTCAAACTCATAAATTTCTCTAGTCATTGCTCCTGACTGAAATGTACTAATTGGTCTTCCGATAGGATTACTTTTACTAAATGCTTCGTTTAATATTAAGTTAAATTGTTCTTGAAAATCACTGTTTAGCGGATCTGCCCATACAATATTTTGACCTGCTAGGTTGACTCCTCTACTATCGTATATTTCTTGAGAACTTGAAATACTGTTAATTCTTAAAAAACCTTCAGCAGTTTTATTTCTATGTGGCTTGTATCCTATTTGTCTAGCAATAGATAATACGTTTTCTCTTACTTCAGCAGTTTCTAAGAATGTTTCTCTTAAATTTAAATCTGCTCTGAATGCTATGTTTTGTCCGAGGAATGAAATTAAATCAACTAATGCAACATATTCACTGCTATTAATAAAGTCATTAAAATCTTCTCCGTAATTAACCTGGATATGATCTAGTAGTGCTTCTCTTAATGATTCAAAATCATATGCTTTAAAATCTGCATTGACTAAATCTCTATAACTATTAAGCCAGCTCTCTGCGGCGTTTAACTGACTTAGACGCTTTGTCTGACTCATTAAAATTCTCCTTTATTAAATTCCAAAGGAAGTGTAGTTACTTCATTCTCTGGACGATAAATTAGTGTTACATCAACATTAACTGAATGTTCATTTTCTATTGTCTGAACTTCAACGAATTCCCATCTAGGATCTTCTGAAATAATTCTAACAACATCATCTCTTATTAGTTGTCTTGTACTGTCATCAAGTGGATCAAAAAGCAATTCCCATATTATACTGCCATGCGATGGTAGCATAATACGTTCGCCTAGCTTTGTTCCAAATTGATTCAATAAATCTTGTTTTGCTAGATCAAAGTTAGTCAGCACTGGTTTTGTAAAACTAGTGCCTATTGTACTGTATCCTTTGTATTTTGTTGTCAATGTAGCCATAACTATATTTAGCACCCTTATTAAGCAGGGTTATTACTGTTATGCCCTTGTAGGTGTATTTGGCGGATTATTTTCGCCAGTATGAGGATTTCCATGTTTATTTTGTAATGATGCAACTTGTGTTATAGTAGAACCAGGAGGTATTTTTCCTGTGTTTAAAAAGTAGCTTCTTTCGTACTGTGCTCGTTGTAATTTGTTAGGAGGAAGGTACTTTGATTGTAGTCTTTTACCAGTAGATGGCCCATTGCCCAAATCAGTTTTCCATTGGTCGTTTTGTGGTTGTCTTGCTCTTTTCTTTTGTACACTTTTAAAGTCAGCAGTAACTCCTTCGTTCATAAGTTCACTTGCACTTTTCTGAGCTCCTTGTACTTCGCCTGTTATTGCATATTTTGCTTCTGAGTTACGTTGAGTAGCATTTGGTGTATAATACGCATTTGCCCATATAGTTGCAATATCTTTAGGTTGAGGTCTGCCATCACCACTTGCTTTTCCGCTATCTACTAATTGATCTGCCATTTTATAAGCATTACCTGGATTTCCAAAAGAAGCCATACACAATGCATCAAACATTGTTTGTGTAATACAAACTGTGTCTTTACCAATCCTCTTAATTAGACGGCGCCTTAGAGGAGGAGTCATATGTCTATCAATAATTTGTCTACTTGCAATTCTTGCTTCTGCTTCACTTGGTCCATCAACTAGTGCTTGTTTTATACTTGCATCTAGTTTGCTTGCAGAGTTTTGTGGTCCCCAGATATCAACTCTAGTTCCATATCCAACACTATATCCTTGAAAATCTGCATACATCATTCCTCTATATGCTTCTCTACTTTTCATCATATTAAATGCTTTTTCACTCATTACTGCTCCTTTTAAACTTAAAGGAGGCATACAAGAAACAGCATCAGCAGTCAATGGAATTCCTGTTTGTTGAGAAACTAGTTCTCCTTCAGCATTTGCAACAGGCAACAATGATTCATAACTTTCTGGAGCTGGAACTACTGTAGGACTACCAGGAACACTTGCTAAAACTGCTTCGGGTGAGTTTGGACTTAACGTTCCAACTGGCAATGTAATTTTTTCACCACCTTCGAACTTTCCGTGTCCTGCCCAAGGCTCATGCTCTGGTACTCTAGCAGATACACTTTCTCCTACTAGTTCATTTACAATATGATTATGTACTTCGGGCTTAGTTGCCTTTGCCGCAACAGGTCCGTTCATATCAATTCTTTTTGCAGTTTCTTTATAAACTGCCGCTACATTGACATCCATTCCTGCTAGTGATGTTTGAAATAGCCCTTGACCAGCTGTAACATTATAACTCTGTCCTGTTTCAATTTTAGTGTTTTCTTTTGACTTCACGTTAATATCTTTGACTGCTTCTATATTAATATTTTTACCGGCATGCATATTAATATTCTCTTCTGCATGAAAAGATATGTCCTTCTGTGAGTACACATCAATGTTTCCTTCTTCGTCTAATTCTATCCAAGCAGTACCTTTTGCATTAATAATGTTAATATACCCGCCCTCTTCGTGCATCTGTATTTGGTGCCCACTAGAAGTACGAAAACGTATTTGTCCGTCGAGTCCTTCTTCTCCGTCGTCTAACATAAGACTATGCTGATTAGGAGTTAGTATACCATATGCTAATCCAGGATGGCTTGAAGCATTTCTAAAAGGACCAGCATTAGTTTGACCTCTTCTTAAATCTTTATCAATTCCTTGTTCACTTAATCTAAAACTAGCAGGGTGTTCAGGCCTACGCATGATATTTTTATCTGAAACATTCCATCTATTTCTATCGCCAATTGGCCTTACTAAACCTTCGTGTGTGGCTCCTGACGCAACTCCTGGCAATGCATGTGTTTTATCGTCATGTGGTACACATGCCCACCATACGCCTAAGTTTTTATCTCCATTAATAAAAGAGCATATTACAAACACATTTAAGTCTGGTGGAACATGCCATATACCATAGGCTCTATCTGTTTCTTCATAATCAACTGAACCTTTAACTGGCTTCTCTGCTTGGTGGTTTGTTGATCCAGCAAAAGGAGGACAATACTTTACTCTTCTCCAATGATCTGGATTATTTTCATCTCCGAGAAACTCTTTGATATAAACTTCAAGTACACCCATGCCATAGGGGTCTGCATTGTTTTTAATTTTACCAAGATACACTCCTGTAAAACTTTCTAAATCATATGGTCCTGTTGACATATTATACTCCTGCTTTTCCTGCTTCGTTTGCTTTTTTAAACTTTACATTTCTTTCTTTTTTGATCTTCTTCTGCATTGCTTCTTTTGCTTTTTGTCCTAAAAGAGGATCTTTTGTTCCTTTTAACTTTGATGTAAACTTTCCACCTGTAAATGTATGTACAGTTGAAAAAATCCTATATACACCCGTAATCAAATCTTCTTTGTCTAGGTCCATAAGGTCTTTGTCGTTTCTATCTGCACTTGGTACTCCGACTTCTAAGTAGACTGAATTATCTACATTTTGCCCAGCTGTTTTTGCTAAGTGTTCTTTTAGTGCTTCCTTGTAGTTTCCTATATTTTCGATATAAAAATTTATGTCATCTTGTACTGGTGCTTTTCCTTCTACTCCTGCTGGTGTTTGGTGTAGCCAAAACGGATCTCCTAAAACATCAAAATCTAATGTTATTAAATCTCCACTACCTGCACTTGCACCAGCATGTAATTGTTTAAACAAATGTTTTGAAACAAACTCTGCTCTTTTGCCTTCTGATTGTGTATCTTTTGTTTTACCTTGTGTATTAGTTGGAGTAAACATAGTCTTATAGATATTTGCTTCTTTTTCTTGTGCTTTATTTACATCAGGTTCTGTTAAATCTTCAGCAAATCTAAAAGGAGCAAGTTTTTCATCTTGTATTCTTTTTATTGTCGCTTCATCTCTTCTTTTATTTTCAGCATTTTGTTTTCTTGCAACTTCTCTTAATTCCTTGGCTGATGGTTTGTTCTTTGTAGTTTTTGCTTGTGGAACAGAAAGGTCATTAATTATTGACAGAGGAATTCTCCAAAGGTTATTAAACTTAAGATCTAAGTTTAATATTTCAGTATTTTCTCCTGAATAAATCCACTTATATGCTTTTCTAATAAGTCCGTTTTCAATATAATCATCAATCCTAGCAGATACATCATCTATAGATGAAGTCTGTTCTAATTCATTAGGATCCATAAGATCTTTGGCTAAAGCCCTTGCACCTACGAATACTTCTACATCTACTGCTTCTTTCATTCGTTTAGCATCAAATGAATCTTTGCCTTGTACAGTAACTCCTGTAACAACTAGTATTGACTTCTTTAACTTTTTAAGAGACTCTGGTTTTGGTTTTACACTTTCTTGGTCAAATGCATCATTTGTTAAATATTTTACAAGCTCTGGCGAAGTGCCAAACATTTGATGTATAAACCCTTGTATTGTTTCTCCTGGTGCTAGTGCAATATTACCATCCGTAAATATACTCATAAAAAAGCCTTCGCTTTTTGTTGCAATTAGTTTTGAATCAAAATCAAATTTTAATTTCTTTAGTGTGTCGCAAACATAAAATTTATAGGTGTCTGCTTTTTCTTGTATTCCGTCTTTAACTAATTCTTTTTGGTACTTGTTTAATCCAGTTTCTAATCTTGTAATAAGACCTTGTATATTATTCTGTTTACTATTATCATTGTCTTTGTCGACAGATACACCTTTTTCTATTTTCAACACTTCTGTATTGCTAGAAGAACCTAAGTTTGTTACTAGTTGTAAACTATATGTTGAACCTCTTAAATCTAGACTCATTTCTAAATCAGTAATTGTAACATACCATTTATAAACCAT